AAGAATAATAACTCGGACGAGAGTTGATACACCCTCATCCGCCCACTCAAATTTGTTTTCCTTTTTGGCTTCCTCTTTCTTTGGATTATCCATAAGTAAAGAGTTAGGCAGTTTTATTTATGCCTGTGCTTCTTTCCAAGAGAAACGTGCGTCAATTCCTTTCTGCTCGTTTGTAATATTTGTGGCACGAATTGCTAGAACTTCAGGACCATCTGGGAAGAGACCTGTTGGATTAGATCCAGTTGATGTATCATAATTAGCACTACCACCACCTAAGATACTATTAGATAGTTCTTTAACCTCATCCAAACTATACTGGTTGACACCGTTATCAGAATAGAATCCAAAGATAACTTCTCCACCATTCAGTTGAGTGTTTGTATTCATAATAGCGTATTCTGCAATAGAAGTACCACCAACAGGAAGCCATATACCTTGAATGTCAGGGATAGGATTCAACACCAACTCAACGAAGAACTTACCGTTAGATGATATATCAACCTGAGATAGAATCAATTGCATTCTATTAACAAGTTCTCTATCACCAAATTTACCAGGAATACCATTATCAACAGATGGTGCTACACGTAGAGCAATAATCGCTCGTGTTTGTCCTGATTGGATTCCACCTTGTCGTTTCGTAGCAGCAGTATAAACATATGCTCGGTCATCATCTAGTCTACCATCCATGATAACAGATGAACCCCAATGACTAATCTGTGGTACAGATGTCGCTGCAATTAATTCTAGAGAAATTGGTTGAGTAGCACTATATGTAAATGCAGTTGCAGAACCGGTTCCCATAGGAGGGAATGCGATATTGTTTGGGTTAGCAGCAGTAACAGACTTACTTAATTGAATACTGGTTCCACTAATACTATGCACAAAAGTATCATCAGGAACATCACCACCAATAACACGTTGTCCTTTTTGTATTCCAGTACCAGAAGATACTGTACCAGATGAAGCGTTATCTGCAATGGTCAAGTTAATAGCAGTAGTTCCAGATTTCTCTCTAGTAATTCCAGTAAAAGCACCAGATCTAGTAACACCAAGAGGAGATAGTGCAGATCCTATTGCATTTTCTAAACTAATTCCTAGAGAACTACCAGGAGTATCAGTAATAGAGAATGCTGTTGAACTAATTACCTGTGCAACATAGTATGTTTTTCTAGATACAATATTTGAGAATGGTCTGTCAAATGTAATTGTCTGAACTCCATTTCCTTGTAGTCCTGTTGTACTTTCTACCACAATACTATTGTTAGCAGCTACAACAGAAATTACATCTTGCTTGTACTTAGTTAGTCCTGTGTAGTTAACGTATTCTTGATTAGCAGCAGTAGCAGAAGTTGTTTGTCTAATTCTAAGAGTGCCAGAATTAGGGAATCCATATGGAGGTTCCTGTACATAGATTACACTATCAGTATTACTAAATGATTTTGTCGCTGTTGTAGATGGACAAATTGTATTAACTTCATAACGAGCAGGTAAATTACCAGATCTCATGTATGCTTCAGTATTCTGGTTGTTGTTGGGAATTTTATGTACGTAAATTACATTACCATCTGTAGCACGGAAACCCCAACGGATAAAACCAGCACCATACCAAGAATAGTCCATGTAGAACATCTGCATCTTGGTTACGTCAAGTGTATAACCAGACTTACCACTACCATCACAACGATCAATATTCCACAGATCTTGATCCCATACTGTTTCTACAGTCTTAGTAATAGGAACGTTAATATCAGATGCTCCTCTATAGTCAGGGAAAATAACCATCTGTGTATCAGAGATAATACCATCAACGCGATAAGATGATCCACGAAGAACAATAAAATCACCAATCTCTAACTGTTTGGAAAACTTAGTACCTTGCTGGTTGGGTCCAGTATAACTAGAAATTAGCGAACTACCAGTAGTTACTGTCGCTTTACCTGATAACTGGAAAGTAGATGTTCTACGAACAAGACTGGTATGTCCGTTAGCATGACGGAAGAAGATACCATTCTGTTGATCCATCATTCCGATTTCAAGGTTAACACCATTGGCATTAATAGGTGTTACTGTATATTCACCAGAGGCAGTTGATTCTGATGGAGTTGAAGCAGCAACATACTGGAAAGTATATGCGTTGATAACATTAGATACATCAAACGTTCCGTTATATACGTTGTCATTACATCCACGTATATCAACCTCTGTGTCTCTAGTCACATTATGTGCTACAGCACAAACAACAGTAATAGTAGATCCAGATGATGTAATTTCATCAATGTTTTCGATAGCCGGAGCAAGAATAGAACCAGTAGAGAACGCTACACCTTTACCAGACTGATAGCGGAAGTATCTCTTTGTCTGCCTGACTGCCTGTTGGTTTTTAGAATGAGAGTTAGTTGAGAACTTAACACCACCATCAAATGCTCTGTGAATAGAAGAACCTTGAGGTCTTGGATATAATTTAATAGTACCACTGTTTACAGATCCAGTTGGTGCTGCGTCTGGATAGTATTCAAATACAGTTGGAGACTCAACTGTTGCTATAACCCATGATCCATTTACATTAGTACCACTAGATCCAGCAATAGCAATTTCGTTTCCAAGTTCTAGACCGTGTGCATTAGAGCAAGTAACTCTAACCTGTCCATTTCCTGGTGCAGATAAACTAATAGTTCCACCAATCTCAGATCCACTGTAATGAATGCCAGTATATACTGCAGTTCTAGCATCGATATCAATATCACTATCACCAGAATTCCAAGGATATTTTGCTGTATAGTTAAACTGGTTTGCTCCAGTGTTTACAGAATCAATAATGAATACGCCATTAGCACCATCGTGAATAGTATCTTGTACAAAAATAGCTGTGCCTGCTGAAGGTAGACTAGTCTCTAGTACGTTTACAGAACATCTAACAGTTTTACTATCTTCAAATGCTTCCATCTGAGTAATTGACAGAGGAGACTGAGATTTATATGCAAATGGGTTGTTGTTGATCATTGCCAACGCTTCCCACTTAGTATCCTGAGTACCATACTCAAAGTCAGTATCAATCTGAGACTGTGGTGTAGATACTTTTGCCTTGTTTACAGAGTCATGATATGTTTCTGATGGTTGAATAGTTTCTTCAAAATCATCATAAACAATCTGGAGTTTGTCTGTGTCTGACATCCCGGTGGTGTCATATGTCAGTTTAACTCTTGTCGTTACAACATTACGAATATCAGTAGAGATATGGTATTCGGTAGCAGTAAGTTCTGGATCCGAGAAATTGTAGATAACTTTGTTATCAGTAACGTTAGTAATAAGTATTAATTGCTCTCTCTGAATACCACCAGGAATGATAACCTCTCTTTCGGAAGCATCAAAGAGATAGTAATTAGTCTTAATGGATTTCCTTGCCATTACCTATGTTCCTCGGACGATTATTATGCTCTATCTATTTATCACAGCCCATACTTACTCTTGGTGGCGTTGAAGTTTTGGGATACTTCATCGGCACTTAGAGATGTTTGATAGATACGAACCTCACCGATGCTGCCATCCCAATAATAGTTACCTTTAGAGTTACCAATATCAAAACTAACATTTGGATTAGTCATAGCAGTTGTATAAGAAACAGTATTTTCCAACACACCATTTCTATACAGTTTCACATTACTACCATCATATGTTCCAACCCAATGTGTGAATCCAAAACTAGTCGTGGAAGATTGAGTTTCGGTTACTCCACCACCATTCCATTCATTTACCCACCAAGAAACAACTCCACCCTGCTGATAGAATCCAAAACCATCAGTCCAAGCTGTATTGGTAGTTTTCATTAGTGGAGCCCTGAAAGAAATAGCACTAGGATAGTCTGATGTTCCCCACCATTCAACAGTTATATTTGTAAAATTGGCAATGGTAGAATTTGTACTTATCTTATCATCCGTTCCATCAAACTCAAAGTATCCAGCACTATTGAATGTTGGTCCGTCGAGTGTGCCAGTGTAAGGACTACTTGAGAGGTTCTTTACTTTGCCTGGACATGATGGTCTGCTCACGCCAGGTATTGCAGCAGTTCCATATGTTGGGACGTATGTATTAACAGAAGATTTTAGCTCTACTTGTGGTCCCCAAACATACAGATCAGCGGAAGAAGCAAATGGATAGTATCTATGAAACTTACCAGCTGGCGCTCCAAATTCACTAGTAGCAACTCCAGATAAAGTAAACCTCTGCCAGTCACCAGTAGCAGTATGTGTAACAGACACAATTTCTCCGCCAGTGCTTTGGAGATAGACATACTGCTGAAAAGATTGTGATGATCCATCAACTGTCGTGACCCAAGCAGATATAGTAAAATCGCCGTCATTAACGATAGCTTGATAAATGTCAGAACTAGCTCCAGTTATTAGCGTAGCATTGCTAGATCCATCAGGAGCTGTTGTTGCATATCGTGTAATTGAGGGGGTAGTAGAACCCAACCAACTCCAATCAGTCAATACTCCATTTGCAGTTCCATCACTAAAATTTGTTAGATTAAAACTAGAAGTATATCGATTCTCACCAACGTTGACAGTCGCTCCAGAATCATAAGTTGCTCTGTTTCCAAAGTCATAGTTCAGAAGCAAACTACTAGCATTTGATAATCCAGGACCAATCCTAGGTGCTCTGTCAGGTGCTTCGTAGATGTACTTAGTTTTGGTAGCGTTGTAGTTCTTATAGACTTGTGCTGGTGTTAGTGCTTCTGGATAGATACGAACTTCACCGATCTTACCATCCATAGGACCGATTGATGACTCGTTTCTGTCACCAATACCAAGATCAACATCAGGACCACCAAAATTAAAACCATTACATGATTGTGAGTTATCTAATACACCATTCAGATACAACCTTAGCGAGTTGGTAGATGAGTTGAGAATAAGCATAACATGATTCCAATCACCAATGCTGATAGCAGTTGAACTAGTAAAGTATCCATTGTTATGGAAACCACCACGGAAAGATCCAGCATTCATCTCAAAATCCCATCTGTTTGGATCTGTAGTGGGGGTTGAATCATATCCACTAATGATTGTTTGTCTAGTAGTTACATCATCAAAGTTTACCCATAGTTCAATACTAGAATCAGCACTGAGAATAGTATTACATGGTGGACCTACAATTTTATCA